TTTTTTGAAGGTGTGGTTGAAAGAAAAAAAGTTGATGGTAGTATTATTTATTTACAGGCAACTTATAACCCCATCTTAGATAGTAAAGGAAATGTTACAAGTGTAATTAAAATTGCTACTGATGTAACCGAAAATATTATCAGTAAAAATAAAATAGAGACACTTACAAAAGACTTGCAGGTAGAGTTAGACAATTCAATAAAGCTTAAAGATTCCATAGAAATAGAAAAGAATGCGGCGTTGAATGATTTGGATGTGGTTATGAAAAAGAGTCAAAGTGAATTAATAAAAATAATTGTTAAATGTGCTTTGGCGGTTATTATAGGTGTGGGTCTTGTAACAACTTGTCTTTATTGGATGGCAATTGTGATGGGAAAGGAAACGCAAATTATTGGGTCAACTTGGAGTAATATGTTTAGTGTATTGTTAACAAACGCATTTTCAATTGTAGGTACAATTATGGGTATCAAATACGCTACTCAAGATAATGGAAAAGAAAAAAAATAAAATTGACTTATCACATATTATTATTTATATTTAATTCAGAAACAACATTTTATCACCTCAAATTAGATTGAGTGAAAACACTTTTAGTAGATGGAAATAACCTATATATGATAGGTTATAATGGAATCAGGGACTTATTCTCAGGAAACGAACATATAGGAGGAATTTATCATTTCATCAATACATTAAGGAATTGTTTGGAAGAACATAACTATGATAAAGTTATTGTTTGTTGGGATAGTGAAACTAATATAACGGTTAGAAAAAAATTATACCCCGAATATAAGGCAAACAGAAAGAACGAAATGAATGAGGAGGAGTATGAATCTTATCTTCATCAGAGAAGTAGGGTTAAACAATACTTGGAAGAAGTTTTTGTTAGACAAATTGAGGTTCCGAATAATGAGGCAGATGATTTAATAGGACTATACTGTAAGATTGCATTAAATGAGAATATAACCATTTTCTCTTCGGATAAGGACTTTACCCAGCTCATATCAAAAAGAGTCCAAATTTACTCTCCAGCAAAGAAACAATACTATAAGTTCGGAGATAAAATATCATTAAACAAAGTTGACATACCACACGAAAATGTGTTATTAACAAAAGTATTTGTTGGCGATAAATCAGATAACATATCCGGAATAGAAGGGTTGGGGGAAAAGACATTGGTTAAATTGTTTCCTGAATTACAGAAGAAAACTTGTACCATAAGTGAAATTTTGGATAGTGCCAAAGTTATTGGACAAGAAAAAAAAGTTCCAAAAATTATTGAGAAAATTTTGACAGGACAATCAAAAAATGGTATACTTGGGGAAGAGTTCTACAATACAAATTTAAGGATTGTTGATTTAGGTAATCCACTTGTTACAGATGAAGCGAAAGAACTTGTGAATTTTATTTACACAGAAAATATGGACCCCACAGATAGGGGATATAAAAATCTAATGAAGATGATGATGGCCGATGGGTTATTCAAGTATCTACCAAAAGATGATAACGCTTGGGTTAAGTTTATACAACCATTCTTAAAACTGGCGAGAAAAGAAAAAAGATTAACTAAAAACTAAAATAAAATGAAAGAGCAAGACATCACTAAATTGGAATTTCTGTTGACGTTGAATGACAACATCATCGTTCAGAGATTCTTCAATGTGAAGGGTTTTAATCCCAAAGCAAGAAATTCATATGAGTTGTATGACTTTATGAAAAGTATCAAGGATAGTTTAACCTATGACTTGAAAATGAAAACTGTTATCTATATGATGGATAATAAAGATGCAATTATGCACGACCCAACTGTTATGAGTACATCATATACAGACGATGCTGAGTATTTTAACTTGTATGTGAAGTTAGGAGAACAGACAATTTGTCATAGAATTTTTGACGGAAAAATGTTTCCACCAAAAGTTCGTTATACGGTGGACGTAAGACCATTTTTAAAAGAAATCTTGAGAGGATTGACTGACATCTTTTCAGATTATGATTTATCTTACGAATTTTTGGATTATCAGTTAGCTTAAAAGATATTTATCAATAAAGGGGATACCACACATTATGAAAAAGAATTTTGATTACTTAGGAAACACATTTCAGATACAGTTGTTAAATCAACTAATAGTAGATAAAACATTCGCGAACAGCATTATGGATGTGTTGGACCCCAGTTATTTTGATAACAAGTATTTCAAAATCATTCTTCAACTAACCAAAGAGTATTATAAAAAGTATGAATCAACACCATCTTTTGATACTTTGGAACAACTAATTAAGTCAGAGATAACACAAGAATTAGTTTTAAAAATAGTTCTTGATACCTTAAAACAAGTACAAGACGCACCTTTTGAAGGTAGTGTATTCGTTCAAGAAAAAGCATTGAAGTTCTGTAAACAACAAGAGTTACAGAAAGCAATGGAAAAGGCTCAAAAGATTATCACTGATGGAGATTTTGAATCTTATGATAAAGTTGAAGGATTGGTTAGAGAAGCGTTACAAGTAGGGGAACATCAAACAGGGGTTACTGATATATTTTCCGGTTTGGATGAAGTTTTGAACGAAGACTATAGACACCCAATACCGATGGGTATTCCCGGAATTGATAAATTACTCAAGGGTGGACTGGCGAAGGGTGAGATAGGGGTTATATTAGCTCCCACAGGGGTTGGTAAGACAACTATCTTAACCAAAATCGCAAACACAGCATTTAATCTTGGATATAATGTTCTTCAAATATTTTTTGAGGACAACCCAAAGATTGTTCAAAGAAAACACTTTACACTTTGGACAGGTATTGAACCGGACAATTTAAATCTTCACAGAGAAACAGTTATCTCAAAAGTTGAGGAGATTAAGAACACAATGACAAACGAATTGAAGTTAGTTAAATTGGCGTCAGATACTTACAATATGTCTCAAATTAAGAATATGGTAAGAAAGATGATTGCCGATGGACATAAGATTGATTTGATTATGTTGGATTATATTGATTGCGTTACACCGGAATCAACAAGTAAAGATGAATGGAAAGCGGAAGGTTCAGTAATGAGAGGTTTTGAAGCTATGTGTCACGAATTAAACTTGGTAGGTTGGACGGCGACTCAGGGTAATAGAAGTTCAATTTCATCTGAAGTTGTAACTACAGACCAAATGGGTGGGTCAATCAAGAAAGCACAAGTTGGACACGTTATCATATCAATCGCAAAAACTTTACAACAAAAAGAAATGAACTTAGCAACAATTGCAATTACAAAATCAAGATTGGGTAAAGATGGGGTTGTATTTGAAAATTGTAAGTTTAATAATGAACTACTTGAAATAGATATAGAATCTTCAGTTACATTCCTTGGATTTGAAGAACAACAAGAAGAAAGGAAAAAAGATAGAGTTAAAGAACTCTTGGAAAAAAGAAAACAAAGAGAACAAAATACTCAAAATAATTAGATATTAAATATCTACTTTTTCTCAAAAAAACTTACTTTTTTTTATTAAAATTATGGGTTGTTTTTATAGCAACCTTATATTTAATATTAAAATCACTGATTTTTTATAAAAAACAAAAAACTAAAAAACCAACAAAAAATGGAAATTTCAAACAGAATTTTATCGGAGATTACAGTGTATATGAAATACGCTAAGTATATTCCCGAGTTGAAGAGAAGAGAAACTTGGTACGAGTTAGTAACAAGAAATATGGAGATGCACATTAAATCGTATCCCCATTTAGAGCAAGAGATAAGAGACAACTATCAGTTTGTCTATAATAAGCAAGTATTACCTTCTATGAGGTCAATGCAATTTGCAGGAAAACCAATTGAAATTTCCCCAAACAGAATTTACAATTGTGCATACGCACCGGTTGATGATTGGAGAGTATTTTCAGAGATTATGTTCCTTTTATTAGGCGGAACTGGCGTTGGATATTCAGTTCAAAAACATCACGTAGAAGAGTTACCTGAAATCAGAAAACCAAATGAAAGAAGTAGAAGATGGTTAGTTGCGGATTCAATTGAAGGTTGGGCAGACGCTGTTAAAGTTTTGGTTAAATCATATTTCTTTGGTGGGTCAAAGATTGAATTTGATTTTAGTGATATTAGACCAAAAGGTGCGAGATTAATTACATCGGGAGGTAAGGCACCCGGACCTCAACCACTTAAAGAATGTTTAATTAAAATGGAAGGTATATTTGAATCTAAACAAGACGGTGAAAAATTAAAACCAATTGAAGCCCATGATATGATTTGTCATATTGCTGACGCCGTATTGACCGGCGGCATCCGGAGAGCAGCTCTTATTTCCTTGTTTTCTGCAACGGATGATGAAATGATTAGTTGTAAATCAGGTGCTTGGTGGGAAAAAAACCCCCAAAGAGGAAGAGCAAATAACTCAGCGGCACTTGTAAGACATAAGATTACCAAAGATTATTTTATGGACCTTTGGAAAAGAATTGAAGCAAGTGGAGCGGGAGAACCCGGAATCTATTTCACAAATGATAAAGATTGGGGAACTAATCCTTGTTGTGAAATTGCGCTTAGACCTTTTCAATTTTGTAATCTTTGCGAGGTCAATGTTTCAAATGTTGTAAGTCAGGAAGATTATGAATCAAGAATCAAAGCGGCAACATTCATTGGAACACTTCAAGCGGGATATACAAACTTCCATTACTTAAGACCGGTTTGGCAAAGAACAACAGAAAAAGATGCACTTATAGGTGTATCAATGACAGGTATAGGTTCAGGAGCTGTATTAGGTTTGGATATGAAAACAGGTGCAAAAGTTGTGAAGGTTGAGAATGAAAGAGTTGCGGGATTGTTAGGTATTAACAAAGCTGCGAGAACAACAACAGTTAAACCAGCAGGAACGACTTCATTAACACTTGGAACATCATCAGGTATTCACGCTTGGCATAATGATTATTACATCAGAAGAGTTAGAGTTGGGAAGAATGAATCAATTTATAGTTATTTAAAAGACAATCACCCTGAACTAATTGAAGATGAATACTTCCGTCCACACGATACTGCAGTTATTGGTATTCCACAAAAAGCACCGGAAGGTTCTATTTTGAGAAACGAATCACCTATCCAATTATTAGAAAGGGTTAAAAAAGTTCACACGGAATGGATTAAACCGGGACATAGAAGTGGAAGTAATTCACATAATGTTTCAGCAACCATTTCAGTTAGAGAACACGAATGGCCGGCAGTAGGTGAATGGTTTTGGGAAAATAGGGACTATTACAATGGATTGTCTGTATTACCATTTGATGGAGGTTCATATATCCAAGCCCCTTTCACTGATTGTTCAAAAGAAGAGTATGAAAAACTTATGGAAACATTAAAAGATGTTGATTTATCTAATATTATTGAATTGGATGATGATACTGATTTGAGAGGTGAAGCGGCTTGTGCCGGAGGAGCCTGTGAAGTTACAGTTGCATAATTTATTAAAAAAAGTAAAAAAAAGGGACATATTTTGTCCCTTTTTTTGTAAGTAGAGATATTTATAATGGTATGATAATTTATAAAATAACAAACAAAATTAATAATAAAATTTACATAGGGAAAAGTTTATATAATAAAGAAGATTATCTAGGTTCAGGAATTTCTTTGAATAATGCGATTGACAAATATGGGAAAGAAAATTTTGTAAAAGAAATAATAGAAACCTGCGAAAACCAAAAAGTATTGAATGAAAGAGAAAAATTTTGGATAAAAAAATATAATTCAACAAACAGAAAAATTGGTTATAACATTGCGGAAGGAGGGAATGGAGGTAATACACGACAAGGGTATGATGAAAAAAAGTTGAAATCTTACTATCATAAACTATCTGAAGGTGTTAATAATTCTGTGAAGTATAAGGAGTCAGTTAATAAGAGGAAAGGAAGTAAAAATCCAAACATATCGTCAAAATTAAAAGAGTTATATAGTAAGGGAATCATAAAACCTTGGAACTTAGGTATTGAAACTAGAGAAGAAACAAAAATTAAAATATCAGAAAAAAATAAAGGAAAAAAAATGTCCCAAGATGCCAAAAGAAAAATATCAGAATCTAAATTTGTTGGTGTTTTTATGATGGACTCTGATAATAATATAATCAGAAGTTTTCAAAGTATAAAAGAGGCATCAGAATTGATGAAAATAAATAGATGCTGTATATCAGATTGTTTAAATGGAAGACAAAAAACCGCAGGTGGGTATAAATGGAAGTTTTCCTAAACTTCTCCCTTCTTATTACTACATGGATGAGAAAAGATTAGTGTTTACAGAACAATATCATATTGATAGGGGATATTGTTGTGGAAATAATTGTAGACATTGCCCATTTGAACCAAAAGGACAGAAAGGTAATACTACAATAAAAAAATAATATAAGTATATTTATTACATATGGCAAATGGTATTACATATGGTATAAATTTCCCTTTTAGAGATTCAAATAAGGGTGATTATTTAGAGTTAACCCAGTTTCAATCACAAGAAGTGAGAGCGGATTTAATCCACTTACTAATGACAAGGAAAGGGTCAAGATATTATTTACCTGACTTTGGCACAAGATTATATGAATTTATATTTGAACCTTTAGATGGTATTACATTCCATGCGATTGAATCAGATATTAGAGATTCTGTTAATAGGTATATGCCTAATTTATTGATTAACAGTATAACAATAGAGGCGGCGGATTTAACTGATGAAGCACCTGCAAATAATGAAAATATAATACAAGAAGGTGCTGCAAATATTTACAGATATCCCGGTAAAGGGACTGCGGAATACACAGCAAAAATTAAAATAGATTACTCAACAAATAGTACCACATTTGCTCAGAGTGATTTTGTAATTATTAATATTTAAGAATACATGGCAAACGAAAAAATATCATATACAGTAAGGGATTATGAAGGTATAAGAACCGAACTTCTTAACTATGTTAGAACATATTATCCTAATCTAATTCAAGATTTTAATGATGCTTCGGTATTTTCAGTATTCTTAGATTTGAATGCTGCGGTTGCTGATAACTTACATTACCATATTGATAGAAGTATTCAGGAAACTGTGTTACAATATGCTCAACAAAAATCTTCAATTTATAATATCGCAAGAACATACGGATTAAAAATTCCGGGTCTTAAACCATCAGTGGCGTTAGTTGATTTTTCAATCACTGTACCGGCTTTCGGAGATAAAGAAGATGAAAGATATTTAGGGGTTTTACTTAGAGGGTCTCAAGTAAATGGTTCAGGTCAAGTGTTTGAAAATGTTTACGATATTGATTTTGCTTCACCATATAATGCTCAAGGATACCCTAATAGATTAAAAATACCTAATTTAGTTAATGGTACTTTGGTTAATTATACAATAACAAAAAGAGAAGTTGTTGTTAATGGATTAACTAAAGTTTTTAAAAAAGTAATCGGTGCAAATGATGTTAAACCATTCCTTGAAATATTCTTACCTGAAAAAAATGTTCTTGGTATTACAAGTGTTCTTCTTAAAAACGGGACAAATTATTCAAATGTTCCAACAGTTCAGGAATTTTTAGGTAGTGCTAATAGATGGTATGAAGTTGATTCTTTGGCTGAAGATAGGGTTTTTATTGAAGATAATACGAAAGTTTCAGACCAACCAGGAATAAAAGTTGGTCAGTATATTCAAACAAGTAGTAGGTTTATTTCTGAATTTACACCTGAAGGATTCAAAAAAATAACTTTTGGTGGAGGAACAAATTCTGCACAAGACGCTTTGAATCAATTTACAAACTTGGGGGTTCCTTTAAATCTCCAACATTATTTTAATAATTTCTCATTGGGTTCAACATTAACACCAAATTCAACTTTATTTATTCAATATAGAGTTGGTGGTGGACTTTCAACTAACTTGGGAACAAACGTGATTAATCAAATTGGTACCGTATCATTTTTTGTTAATGGTCCTTCAGATGCCACAAATACTTCAGTTGTTTCGTCTTTAAGGTGTAATAATGTTACTGCGGCAATAGGGGGGGCAAATGCACCAACAACAGAAGAAGTTAGAAATTTTGTTTCTTTTAATTTTTCAGCACAAAAGAGAGCGGTTACTGTTCAAGATTATGAATCATTATTAAGAAACATGCCAACACAATTTGGTGCACCTGCAAAAGTTGCTATAGTTGAAAATGATAATAAAATTGATATTCAGATTGTATCATATGATACTTCAGGAAAATTAACAAATAATGTTTCAAATACGTTAAAACAAAATATTGCAAATTATTTATCAAATTATAGAATGATGAATGATTATATTTCCGTTATGACAGCTAATGTAATTGATTTGGCGATTGATATTTCGGTTGTAATTAAATCAACACAAAACTCAGGTCAAGTAATTACTCAAATCATTAATAGTGTTGCAGATTATTTGAACCCTTTTAATAGACAATTAGGTCAAAATATATTTCTTTCCGAAATAAGAAGTATAATTCAAAATCAAAATGGTGTTATAAGTATTACCGGACTTGATGTTTTTAATAAAGTTGGGGGTCAATATTCTTCTTCTGAAACATCTATGGCTTATGATGACCCAACAACAAAAAAAATAAGACCAATTGACGATACAATATTTGCAGAACCAAGTCAGATATATCAAATTAGGTATCCTAATAAGGATATTAAAGTTTCTGTTAAAAATTTCCAATCGGTAACATTCTCATAACCAATTTATTTATTTAAATCTTACCTTATTTTTAATTTGGTGTATTTTGAAAAATACACCCTAAACTATTTATTTATTAAAGGATTTAATGGGAAAATCATATAGGATAAGAACGGAATTAGGAATTAACAAAACAATTACTTTTGATTTTGAACAAGATTTTGATTATCTTGAAATTCTTTCTTTAAAAATACAACAAGAGGATGTTTATACAAGAGATTGTGCGCAATACGGTGTAATTACAGGTAGAGTTACGGCTAATAATGGATTGGGGATACCAAATGCTAGAGTTTCGGTTTTTATACCTGTGGAGACCCAAGACAAAGATAATCCGGTTATTAATCAAATTTATCCTTATACGAACCCTAAAGATAAAAATGAGGATGGGTACAGATATAACTTATTACCTCATGAAAAATCCTATTCAACACATGCTGCAACCGGAACATTCCCATCAAGATACGATGCGTTAAATGACGCAACAGCAATAGAAATATATGAAAAATATTATAAGTATACCGTAAAAACAAATGATAGTGGTGATTATATGATATTTGGAGTTCCTGTTGGAACACATGTATTGGTTATGGATGTTGATTTATCGGATATTGGTGAGTTTTCATTAACACCTCAAGATTTGATAAGAATGGGTCTTGCAACTGAAGCCCAAGTTGCTGGAAATAAATTTAAAAGTTCATCTGACTTAAATTCTTTACCACAAATCATATCAATAACAAAAGGTTTGGAAGTATCACCATTATGGGGTGAAGAGTCTGTTTGTCAGATTGCAATTAACCGAGTTGATTTTGATTTAAGAGATGATGCGAATGTTGACATACAACCAACATCTGTCTTTATGGGGTCGGTGTATTCCACTGGTGATAAGTTTAGAGTAAGGAGTGGATGCAGACCTAAAGATGATATGGGTAATCTTTGTGGGTTAGTTGCGGGTCCCGGTCAAATATTAGCAATTAGACATACAATTAATCAAGACTCATCAGGGCAACCAATATTAGAACAATTTCAATTGGAACAATCGGGAAATGTTATTGACGGTGCGGGGGCTTGGCTAACTGAGTTACCAATGAATTTGGATTATTACTATACTAATGAATTTGGTGAGAAGACCCTATCTGCGGACCCAAAAATAGGTGTACCAACAAAGGCAAGATATAGGTTTAAAATAAAATGGACACAACCCAAATCATTATCTGAACAGACAAGAAGAGCTTATTGGTTAGTTCCAAACGTTAGAGAGTATGGTTGGGATGCTGCGGGAAATAGCGACCCTACAAATAGCGGTGGTATTAATCAAGTAAAACAATTGGGTTCTTATTATTTTGGTTTAGATTGGTCAGGATATACAAATCCAACTGCAGCAATTAATTGTGAGGATACTTTTTATGAATTTGAATTTAATAGAGTTTATACTGTTTCAGGATTAATTGATGAATGGAAAAAGGGTAATAAAGGTAGATTTATTGGTATTAAAGAAATAGATAATGATGATTGTGCGAATAATGTAAATAAATTTCCGGTTAATGATGCTTTCAGAAACTTTGATTTATTATTTTTTTTATTTTCAATAATTTTTTCAATTCTACAACCGATTGGGGTTATTATTATTGTTATTGCTCACGTATTAATATATATTTGGAATCATTTTTCGGTTCCATTAATTGCATGGTTACTATATCAATTGGGTAAATCGGCGGCCGAAGAAGGTAGTTTGGCGATTTCTTTCTTTTCAAATACAGTTTTATGTGGTGTTGGTTGTGTATTTGACCTTGGTAACTTATTAGGGGGTATTGAACATGCGCTATTTGCCCTCCTTTATGCCGCTGCTATTATATTCATAACAGCAAATTTTAAAAAGTTTACACAACCACTTGAAAATGTTAAGTTAAAAATACCAATGATAACATATCCGGATTGTCAAATGTGTGAATGTGTTAATGAGAGCCCATCTCTCGGTTCTACTGAAGGAGACGCTTCAGACGGAGGTTCGGGTAGTTTTTTAAGTCAAGTTTCTAATTCCGGATTATATATTGACTACCTTTCAACAGAATTTGAAGATAGAGGACTATTTAACGGAGATGCAGATACTGCTGATATATTTGCAACAATGGTAGCTCAGGCTATGGCGGGAAGAGATATTACAAAAAGAACAAGTCAATATATCTATAAAGTGCCAGTATCACAAAGATTTAAACCACCAAGTGGTGTTGGTACACCAACTAACGCTGCGGATTATTTGCAATCAATAAACCAATATTTACCTATAGGTGAAAGAATTAATAAGTTTAATCTAAGGGATAATTATTTTGGAAATGGTACTAATAGAATAAAGGTCACTTTTGCGTCGGACAATAATACAACTTATCATTATGATAACACTCTTACAGTATTTACTCAAGTGGCGTTTGAGTCAGGTCAATTATTATCTTTTGTTAATCCGGCAAAATCTAAAGATTTAAATTATCAGTATTCGGCTAAAACAGGAACCTTTAATAATAAACTGATTAAAGGTATTAGTGGAGAATCTTTAATTAATTCTGGTGATGTAATAACGGTAACTTATTGTGACACAAATAATGATAGAAACGGAATTAATGTTCAATATAGGTTACCGTATGGTAAACAAAATATGAGAACTTATTTTCCTGCTGACATTGAATTATATCAAGTTGTAACAGCAATAACATTAAATTATCAAACATTACCTAATGGTGGTGGAATAAATTTCTTAAATCCACATTTTTATGATAATTCTGGATTTTGGGCATATTTAAATAATCTTGGAGGTACAAGTGGTGGTAATTTAATAAGAAATTATAAAGGTGTGTGGTATCTTAGTGACCAGTGTAGTAATATATCCCCTAACGTACCAAGTCATGGTGGAAATTATCACCTTGAAATGACATTAGATGATATTGGTAATAAAGGGGTTTTAAAATTGGCAAACCATGATTTTTTTGAAAGTTTTGAAAAACAGTTTGTAACAATATTACAGAGAGGGGTTGACCCATATTCACCAAAATATCCTAATAAATATGGTATTGGTAAAATATTAGGATATGCGAATGAGGATGATATTATTATTACAGCAAATACTAAAGTAAATATACCAATACAACCATTATTACCGAGTAATTCAGTTGCGGTACAAAATCATTACAACAGTGCTGAAATTATATATCCATCATATTTTTTCACACCTGGAATTATTGGTTCAACAAGACCTGATGAACAATATAAACCATTTTCAACTGATGCAATTTATTATTATGGTCGGTTGGATGGACAAGCGGGAGGAGGATATGGTACAGTTGGGGTTCAATTACCAAATGAAATGTATGTTGCTAGTAACAATACTAATCAATTTAATAATCCAACCACGTATAATTTTGCAACAGACGCCGTATATCAAAAACAAAGATATTATAGTAATGCGGATAAATTAGATGGAGGGGCGGTAATGGGATATTCAAGTTTTGCAATAACTGATGGTGTATGTGGTGTTAATCATGGAAGTGGTACATTTGTTGATGGACCTGATGTTAGTTGGGGGGGATGGGGAGAAAATTATTATAGTTATACATATAAAGCATATACAAATACACCAATACCTGTTAATCAGGGTCAGACTGTTATGAGAACCGATAGATTACCGTCTTCGGATTATTCAGATAGATATGTTAAAAAAAGTAAAAAAAATCCAATAAAACCCGGAGAAGATTTTACGGGTAATGTTAGTTTATTACAACAAAACAATTCATTTGCGGCTTATCAAATATCTGATGAAGGTGCGGTAAGTGCGTTATTACCATCATTTGGTAATGGTGCCGATATGGTTACACCTGATATTAGTGGATTACCTGGCGGGGTAAATGCAATTGCAACTTTAGGTGATTGTGAGGCTATGGTTTCTTTAAGTTGTTATAGAGGTAGCGGTGATAATTTCTATGTTGATACTAATTGTCAGGGGACAGACACTATTGAAAATGGGTGTTATGTGTTTTTTAATGACCCTGATAATTTATTTGAGGATATACAAAGAGATGTAAATTCATGGGCAGAATGGGGATTTAGATTTAGATTTTTTTATGGTTTATGTAGAGGTGTGTTAGCTCAGTCATTTGTTAATAACTGGGTTAATGGTTCACTTTATTCATTCCCATTTCAAGTTGATACTAAGTATGATGATAATAATGACCCATATTCAGTTTTTTGTAATAAATTAGTGTATTTTGATTATAAAACAAATAATTTTTACTATAGAAGTTCACCATATTATTATGGTTCAGGAACAAGTCAAAAATTTGTTGGAGCTCCACCAAGTGACGAAACCCCAACTAATTCTAAACAATTATTATTTCCAACAACTATAATAAATTTGGGAATGAAGGCGTCTTTTTATAAAGAAATTTCATTTAACCCAACAACTAATGCATATGTTATTGATAAAATTAATAGTACTAGTTATTCAGATACTTCTGATTTAGTTAATTTATTTGTTATTTCTAGAATATGTGATGAAAGTTTTTTACAACAAATTTTTGGTTCTGCTAGTAATAATAATAATTTAAATCAATTATTTAGTAGAAATGGTGATAGTAAAAGAGTTGATGGTGATTTAGCCCAAGCGATGTCAATAAATTGTGAAATAGGGAATGTTCCATTTTCACCTGATTTTTATCAGTCGTATGGAGTTTCAACAGACCCTGTAAAAATATTAGGGTTCCCTAGTGATAATCCAACAATTGGTGTTTTTTATTCATCAACAACGGAAGATTTACAAATTAAAGATTTTTTAACACCGGGCCTTTTAGATTTTAGACAATCAATAAATTCACCATCAGTTGCAACTTTTAGTTATGGTATAAAAACTCAAAAAGTACCATTTTATCAATGGAGATTAGGAACAAATACAACACAAAATATATTTGGTTCACAATATGATTCTTGGGCAACAAGTAATGGTGATATTTTTGGTAAAGGATATCAAAGTTTAGATAGAAGAACACTATACCCATTTCAACCTGGTAGTCCAAGTTATTTTATTGGTTCTAACACAACTGTTAACGATATTAGGGCTAGAGGGTATATATACAGTGAAGATAATAATGGTATTTATTCTACAACTAACGGGAATAATCCTAACTTCCCAAGAACCTTTTTAGTTGGTGCACCATTTCATTTTTATTTTGGAATAATTAAAGGTGAAAGTGCCTTAGATAAATTTAAAGCAAAATATTTAGCTGATGAATGATATTATTAGAATAATACCTAGTAGCAAAGCGTATAAGTCAGCACCGTATGTTGACCAAAATCTTACTGTTCCTTTGGAAGGTAATTTAAGATTAATTACCGAATATGATAGAAGTACGGTTGTTGGGTTAGCGACAGTATATGATAACGAAAGACAAGCGTCTACAAGTTTTAGACCAACATTCAAAATTAATTATGTGTATGATAACACTTATACAGGTACAACAAATTATCTTCCATTTGTGAATAGTATTTTTTATGTTGAACCAATTTCATCATTAATTAATAATGTTTGGGTTGGGTATCCTCAATATTATGAATTTGATTTTTTCAGACCAGATGTTTCAGATAATCATTTTGTTTATAAATCCAAAAGCGCATACACATACAATTGGATGTTTTATATAACGTATCCTTTTGAGAATGATTATAATAAAAATTTAAATTACTTATTAAATAATTCAACATATAGTTGGATGGCTAAAGAAGGTATTCCGTTTACTATTAGTTTAAGTAGTCAGAATGGTAATAATATTTTATCTTTTGAGTGTATTGCGGAACATGGGTTAAAAGTAGGAGAATCAGTTCAACTATCGATTAGTTATGGTATTACAAATATATTTGAAGTATATTCATTAGGTAATGGACTATATGATAGTGAAAAATATGTTTTTAATGTTTTTAATTTAGGATATACAGGTACCACATTTTTCAACGGACTTACAGGAACATTTAAGAGGGTTATAAATCCTCAAAATTTAAACGAAACAACATCTAAATATTATGTAAGAAAACATAAAGTTATAACTAATCTTGAGGATATAATTGTTACAAAAATTGGGTATGAAAAAAATCCATTTAATGAAGATAGACAATTAGAATTAAGTTCTTTAACACCGAATAAAATTACAAGAATAACTCAAAAAAATAGTAGTAATACTTATAACATAACGGTTAAAAACGATATTGATATTAGTAAATATATTGATAACCAAATGAGACCAATAACCGAATTGTTTTTAACAATAATAAATAAAGGATATTCGGGATATTTTAATAAACCGGATATTAATAATATTGGATTAAAAGAGGGTTGGGGATTCAATGTGACTTCAGACACAAATTTTTGGTGGGACGATGGTAACAGTAATTCTAATACTACGATTACAACTTCAAATTATGTGTTAACCGATTCAAATGGTAATACAAAAACTTTTTATTATAATAATAATTTAATTACGGGAGATACGATTTATGGTGACTTTTGTGAATGGAATGATTATGAACAAAAAGAAAGGGTCATTTCAAACTATTTTCATAAAATAAGATATAATGAAGATAATTTTAATATAAATTCAGTACAAACAACTAATCCAAAAGGGTTTTATTATAAACCACATAATTCAATAGTTATTAAAATTTTTTCTGATAATATTGAAAATATTGATTTTGAAAAGGCGGACCAAGTACCAAGGTGGTCTTTTTATTCTCAAACCGATAAAGAATTTAGATGGCGTGATTTATATGATTATGGGTTCATTGACGAATTAAAAAAAGGGGTTGATTATCCGTATTTTAATAATTCTCATTATCCATTTAGTAATGTTTTTTTTAAACTAAAACCAGAGGGTTCAAATACGAATAATTATCTACTTGGTGTAGATGTTGCATATAAACCTAAAATAGATGAGTGTGAATAATTACAGGATAATACAAAATAGTAGTACAAATAACCGATTAATTTTACCGATTGAATTGGATTGGGATTTAGCGGGTCAGGACCAATCTATTGAGTTATATCAGGATGAAGTCGTTAAAGAAGTTGTTGGAGAAGGATATGATTTTGAGGTTAATAGATTTCCACACGCACCCGATAGTACCGGTGCAACAAAAATTAATTATGAATTTTATTTTCACTCGGGTAGTTCTTTAAGTGATTCGTCAAATTGGACACCAAGTTATACCAATCAAGGAATTAGTGTTAGAGATATGTATTATAGCGCAAATTATTTTACAAAATCTTTTTTCAAGTTGGACTTTTATGATACTGTTGATAATAAAAGACAGGTTAATTATATATCAGTAATAATACCAACACAAGAAGGAAATCCGGGGTCAACACTACTTAATAATTCTATTGTTAATATTAAATTACCAATTTTTGGTTTAGATTATGTTGGAAATAAAGAAGGTTTTTTTATTTATTGGTTAAAAAAATTAGATTTTTTGAATGTAAATACATTTTACATGACAGCAAAATTTTATAATGCAAAAACGGGTAAATTTATAAAAATGACAAATAAACCACAATCAACAATAGTTGGTGATAAATATAATTTTGATTCTATAACATATTTTTATTATAGAGTTGTTTTTGATTATGTTGATATGGTTTATAGGGTTTATGAGTTTGACCCTATAACAGGTGTCAATGACAGAATTGGAACAACAACACCTATAAAATGGTATGAATATGTAAATCCACCACAATAATGAATAAGTATAACATTGTAATATCACCTGAGACAATTAAATCTGACCTTGTAACTGTAAGTTATAGCGGTCAGAATATTGGTATTTATTCGGGAATGACTCAAATTTTAAGTGGGGGAACAAATGGTCAGTCAATATTAACAGGATTGACAATACCCATATTATTAACTGAGACAATTACCGATATAGGATATTATACTCCTTTTGATGGTGCAATATTACAAAAAGATATTATAAATAATTTTATTTTTTCATCAAGTACTGGAACGTCAAAATACACGTATTATGTTTATAACACTAGTGATGAATTTCAAAAGTTTATACAATTTTCAAATTTTACAATAAATTGGGGGGACGGAAGTACGACAGAACAATTTAACGGACTTACACCTAATAGTATTTCACACCAATATCCTAGTGCGATTAAAAAATATACAATAACAATGACCCAACAAACTCCTTGGGGAACAAACATTATCACAAAAAACATATCAACGCCATTTACTATTCCACAATCAACAAACCCTAAAGGAACGGCTTATTTTGTGTCAAATGTGGGTAGTTGGTCTGCAACACCGGTGAGTTATGATTTTATTTTCAGCGGAGACCAATCAAATACTATAACTTCTCAAGTATCATCGTCTTGGACAACGGTTCCTTTTTATGTGTCGGGACAAACGTATTCAAGATTGAACGATTTGGCTCAATATGGTCCCCAACAGTATTTACAGGGGGTTCCTATTATTAGAGATAGTCAAATCTTTGGTGTTATTACAAATATTGCACCATTATTTACAGCATATACTATCCAAAATATAGATTATTATGATTATGATGATGGTACGACAGTGTTCTTTGCAGAATCTTCGGGGTTTACTGTTGATAATATAACTTCAGAACCTATTGTAAAAGAGGAAGTATTACTTAAAGTAATTGACCAACCACAAATACAAAGTGATGTTTATGTGGAAAGAGGTAAAAATAGTGCTTATGAAAGAATACAAAGATTAGGAGAAGTTGATAATTTAGGAAGTTTAATTAATTATGGATATGGATTTTTTAATGTAGAAAAAAAGGTATAAACTATTTATAAATAAAATAATATGGCAATTGGAAGTTATGGTACAGTAAGACCAGCTGATGTTAGTC